TCGAAGGGCCCCTTGACGTCCTTCCACAACTTCTCGAAGAACCCTACGAGACCCCTCCAATGCTCCGCGATCTCTAGGGGTATGCCAATGAACGGTACGAGGACGACGAGCGCGGCACTAACCCACTGACCCATCCCGCTGTGCATGAACTTCCAGAACTCTCCGAACCACTTCTCGATAGTCTTCCAGTGCTTCACGATCTCGTCAGCTGCGATAGCTATCGCGGCGATAGCTAGGATTACCCATCCAACAGGATTGTCCGCAAGCAATGCAAGCATAGCACCACCGAACGTATAAATAGCATCGGCAGCAATACCTATCGCAACAGCCCATCCTAGTATCTGGTCGACCACCTTGAAGTGTAATAGCCACCCGATAGCATCCACTAGTGGTCTTAGAGCGGTATTGATTACCCTTGTGACGATATTCTCAATGCGGATCCACGCTCCAAGGAAGTCCAATAGGACCGGCATGACATCTTTCACAGCCTTCATTAGGATATCGAACTGGTCTTTGTGTGCGCCAAAGAGACTATGGAGAGCTTCCTGTATTCCGGAGCTCTTAATCCACTTGAGGATCTCGTTGAATACATCGGTAAACTGCTTCGCGAAGTCCTTACCGAAACCTGCTGATGGCTTAAACAGTTCGAAGATCACTTTGCCGATAGATTCAGCTAGTCTGAACCACGCAAAGAAGTCACTAATCAAACTCGCAACGCCACGATGCCACGCACCGTAGTCCGTCGTGTTCATCTTCGTGACGAATGCAGCGATCTTGTCAATGAACGGCCCTGTGTACTTAGCCGCCTGATCGATGGTCTTGAAGAGTAGCTCGATGCCGTTAACGAAGATCTGCATCGCAGCAGGCAAGTGCTCCTGGAAGATTTTCTCGAGGTCCTGGAAGATCTTTAGTCCTGGGCCTCCTAGCCATGTGAACAGAGGCTGCAGACTCCTCTGGATAATCAACATGTTCTCGCTTGCGTACTTACCGATAGTCGGTATGTACTTCTCAGCTACCTGTACAGTCTGGTTGATGATCTGTGCGCCTGTCTTCTCTGCGGCACCTGTCGCAGCGTCGAACATCTGCTTGAACTTCTCTATCTGCAATGCGGCAGCCACGATAGCCGGCTGTGCAACCTTCGGGAAGGCTGCAACTGTTGCGTTCAACTGAGCCTGTGCTGTTGCGGCTTGCGTACTAGTAGCACCATAAGTAGCGATTGCAGTGTTCAAAGCTGTCATCGCTGTCGTCGTTTGTCTAATATCTCCGGCAGCTTGACCAATGCCAGCAAGGTCGGTACCCATACCTACGCCCGCGACGCCAGCAGCACCGAGACCAAGTAGACCCGCACCAAGGCCTGCACCAACTAGCGATCCTCCGATACCTAAGGTGCTACCGAGAATCCGTTCCGGGCCAAGGCCCATAAGCGATGCCATCGCACCGCCACCAGGTATAGCGCCACCAAATCCTCCGCCGCCGCCAAGTAGGCTTCCGAGAATATTACCACCACGACCACCGCCACCGAGTAGGCCTCCGATGAGCGAACCGGCACCACCGAGCGCGCCTCCGATGCTCGAACCGATCGCAAGCGGTGCCGTACCGATGGCGCTACCAAGGAGGGTGCTTAAGAACCCTCCTCCTCTGCCTCCTCCACCTGCAACTGCTCCGGCGACTGCACCACCACCATCTGTACGTATGGGAACAGTAACGCCTGCTAACGCCTCTGCCCGCATTATAGCGATAGTAGCATCCAGCTGAGCTAACGCCGTAGCGCTGTCGAGATTCAACTTCTCGACAAGGGGATCCTTAGTAACGCCCTTAGCCCAAGCAAGAGCCTCCTGCAGCCCAGTGATAAAGGGATCCTTATCAACTGTTAGATCGGCCTCTATACTGCCTGCGTTGAACTCAGCCACCTTCGATCACCGTAAAGCCTGTACCACGGAATGTCTCCATACTAGCCCCTGCAGGATCGACTTCCCAATCTTCAAGGTCTGTGTCGCCTCCCTTTATCAACTCCTCCTGTAGCATACCCTCGACGTACACCTGCCGTACCCACCAAGGGGTGTCCAACCACTCTCGATGCGACATCCCGAGGTGCCGTCTTGCCACGTATAGAAGTACTCGCTCTTGAGGCCCGCCACTTAGGAACTCGTAGCGGGCCTCGCTCCTTCCGGGACTAGTAGCATTCCTACTATCCAGCCAAGGAAGGCTTGCCGCGCGCGATACGGTAGCGCTTGCAGGTCGTCGAACGAAGGTTGATTCGAACACACATCCGCAACTATGTGGAGTGACTTCTCGTCAGCCTCCGTCGTATCTGAGTTCAGGTACTCTGACAACCTCTTTGCAAATACTACACCCTCGTCCTTATCAGAACTATCTTCATCTACCTCTCCAAGCATCTCACCAAGTGCTTGACGAAAGGCTTGAATCTGAATAGCAGATGGTTCTGGTATGACGCCTTTTCCAGCGTACGGCTCGAAGTTGTATTCGAGTACGCCTACCGCATCGGTCAGATTGAACGTGCTCAAGGTTCTGCTCCTTTACTGGTGGGGTGCTGTGAAGTCGTAGATCTGGATAGAAGCGATTGGACACACCGACTGGAAGTCAGCCGTGTACATACGCTTCGCAGCAGCACGACGGAACGCACCACTCGCGTTCGCCAAACAAGTGCTCTGCGGTATGTACAGCCAGCGCGGGTAGTTCAACCTGTTAGCCATGATCAGTACAACAGCATACAGCAGGATGTTGTCCGTCGGGTTCAACTGTGTGTACGCCGGAATGAGCGTTGTCGAAGCGTTCACAACTGCAGTCATGTTGTAGGCCACCGCGAGTGTGTTCGAGATATCCTCGGACAACGCTCCTGAGATAGTCAACGACTGGGTTGTCATCTCCATTGCCACTGGTGCCGACTGCTCTTCAATGTTGATTGCCTGCGTCGACTTGTTCGATGCAAACGTCCAACCCTGGTCTGTGGCACCAACTGGGGTCCACAGGGGTTGAGTGAGTGACAGCACACCACCCGTAATACCTGTCGGCGTTACAGACCACGTACCACCCATCAGCCGCTCAGCAACCGCGATCGAGAATGGTGTAGCAACAGTAGTCAAAGGACCACCAGTAACGCTGACCTCAGACGGCAATGCTGGACCACCAGCCGCAGCTGGGAATGTAGCCAACGCATTGACGATCGCAGTCTGCAATGCGACTGCTGTAACATTCCACGGATTAGCTGTGGTTGCATATGGTGTGCCAGATACCGTGTACGTCAGGATAAACGTTCCAGCTGTCAACGGACCTGATGTACTCAACGTTGCCGCAGCCCAGGGTGCCAGTGAGAACGGGTCTGTCATCACTGCAGACGCTGGGGGCGGCATCGGCGTGTTCGCGGGTGCGATCAGACACGCAGCTTGACCAACAACGACGTTGTTGGTATTGTACAATTGCCCAATAGGCATTATTACACCTCCTCTACAAGTAGAATGTGGGTGTCAGCTGCGGCCTTGTAGACAGCCTCAACCAACGCGGCAGGCACCACCGTGGGATCCGTTGTGACGGTAACCGCGTTAGTACCATCATTGACGGCCAGACCTACTACGTAGGGCTGATCGACAATCTTCAATGTCTTGTCAGATTCTTCAACGGGAGGAGGCGTTTGCGTCCTCTCCTCTCGTTCTTCATCAGGCATACTCAACCTCCTATTATGTAACATATTCGACTTCGAATACGTAGTTGCACGTAAAATGATACCGATCTCCGTCGTCTTTCATCATGAGAGCCGGAGCACCTCCTGAACGGTAGACGGTTAACCACCACTTCCCGTTGACGTGCTGCGACACCTGAAAGTCATGAACTAGAGCCAAATCGATGTCGCCTGCTAGCTGCTCGGCTGTCCCATAATCCATCTGCGGTCCAACAGTCCGTATTTGCATGGGAGCTTTGTCGAATAGCATCTCGCTATCGAAGCCACCACCAGGACCAGGCCCAATGACAACCAATGTGTTCGGTGACACGTCTTGTGCGTCGAGGTTAGCACCGGGCCCTGGATCGAATACAGGTAGAGGGTCGTACCCTTTCGCCTGCAGCTTAGGTGTTAAGTAAGCAACGACGTCAAGGTAGTTTAGACCCACGTCCCCTCTTTCGCGGTTTCGTAACGTCAGGCTGCGTCAGATCGCTGACCATGTCGTGTAGCCGATCTAGTACTTCGTCAGGCAGACGTGGAATAACAGGAGGACGATCGTATACCACTACGTCATGCTCCTCTACTGACGGATGTGCAGAACCTCGCAGGGTACCTATTTCGAATGGAGCCATACCAGCTGCGTCGTTAGCCAGTCGCTCCATGCTTATGATCATACCCAATCGCGGACCACCTTCTTGTAGCGCGTGGTCAGCAATACGCTCCATAAAGCCATAGAGGTCCTGGTAAAGTGCAGTAGACAAATACTGTGCTCGTCCACCATGTGGATGCTTCCATCCTAACTCTTCGTGCTGACGATGCGCGTAGGCTTGGTCAAACTCAACCTTACCTACGAGCGAACCGTCTCCTACTGAGTCTATCAGACCCTCTATGCGCCCGTAGAAGGTACTTCCCTCAACAGACATAGCCAGGCCACCAATAGTAGGTACTAGAACGAATAATAGGAAAGCCTCCTGCAGGAATACCTCCACGACCGTATAGGTCGAACTGCCAAGGGTAGAACATAGTCATGGTAATTGGGTTCACAACTGAACCCTCATACACGTCTGTCGTCGGCAGCTGTGCGCTCGGCATCGCTGTAGTTCCGGCAAAGACGCCCGCAAGTCGCCCAAGTGCTTGTTGATAACGCAGCAGCACAGGATCCATCGGCGTAAAGTCTTTCGACTTACGCCACGTACAGGTAGCTAGGAACGCAGCAACATCACGCGTCCAGTAGACAACCATATCTGGCACACTATCTGTAGGCGCATATGGCCCACCGACGTACGTGTCAACAACCGAAGACGCTTCAGCAATTGCGTCCTGAATTGTTTGGTCGTCCATGTCAGCAGCAGTGTTAGTTCCTGATGTCTGTCCGTCCTGCACAAGCGCATTGCGAACGTCTTCCACCGCGCAGTAGATCACGGCTTCGCCTTCTCTGCCTCACCTTCCGTAGGTTGTGCCGCAGGCTGTTCAGCTTTAGCCTGCTTCTCCACCTCTTTGGTGTCTGCAATCGCGCCTGCGTCCTTTAGGGCTTGAACCCGATCAGGGTCAACGTCGGAGAGGTCGGTAGTATCTCCCTTGTGGAGCTCCTCAACCTTCTTCGGTCGGCCGTCGGGGTACTCGCCTGCGTCCTTAACAACGTGGTCAAGGACATCGGCCATTACGGTATACGTCATTTCACCTCCCTTATAGACCCGTCAAGATTTGAGCGGCAAGCGGCTGGTCAAGTCCCATCGCCGAACGGCGGTTGGTGTCCGACCTCCACGTACGCCTTGGCTGGTCGCGGTACAACGGTGTAGCTTGCAACGGCTCCTCATCGGAGTAGAAGCCAACCGTACCACGCTCCAGGACGATCCCAGTTCCGTCAGGCAATACACCACCTGACTTTGTGACCAGAACGTCTAGGTTCAGGACCTTCTGCGGCATCGTACCGGTGTACAACAGGTTCTGATCCGCCAAGTTACCTTGGAAGATGTTGTTGAACTGGGTGCTGCTCAGCAGGTTGTACTTCTGAACTTCCGTGATGATCAACGTGTTAGCGTTGAAGTTCAGGAAGTTGTTTGGCTGCTGGCCAGTAACCGCGTTGTTCACCAGTCGAGTTGCCTTCAGGATGTCCTGACGGATCGTCGTTGACGTGGCCCATGGCGTTCCTACTGCGAACGTTGGCACACTCGGATTCGCCAGGAAGAGGTTGAAGAACACTGTGTCCCAGTCACGGATCAGTGTGTTTCTTACCTGAGTCGTCTGAATGTTGACCATGTCCATCTTGTTCCGCATTCTCATCTCGTCCGAGATCAGAAGGGACAAGCCACGGTCAGCCGTCGCGGCAACTGTTGGGATGCCCAAGCTCGTCTGAGCAAACATGTACTCACCGAACTCCTGACGAAGCGCTGCAGCTGTGTTTGCGAACAGCGGCGTCGACTGGTAGTACTCGACGAGGCCAGAGTTGTTTCCTCCTGCATTCCGGAGAATCGAGTCCGTAATGAACTGGTTCGCCGCAATTTGCAGAATACGCCTTGGGATAACAGTTGGGTTGTTGATGAGATCGTTTACTGTTATCCTTGGGCCATCTGACGATGCCTGGATTGGCATTATTGCACTCATGGTTTCTCACCTCCTCCTAACTGATATCGAGGTTCACAGCGCCAACGGCGCCTAGGGCTACTCCTGCAGGTTCAAAACAAACGCCGACAACCTGACGAGCGTCAGGCGCAGCACCTGCTGGAGCAACTTGTCCATTGGCTGCGGTGATCAACCGCTGGCCAAATGTTGCAGCAGCTGCGTACGTCAAGGGCCAAACACCCTCGTTGGCAACAGCTACTGTGTTCGGGTATGGCGCCAAGTTGACAGACACCGATGCTCCTGGCACGGTTGGCGTCTGACTCGTTGACGCAGGTAGTGCGTCAGTAAGTGCAACACCAACACATACGTTCGAGCCCGCTGCGGAAGGCTGTACCCCTCCGGCTGCTCCGTCGACAAGCATTCCACCTGCGACCTGAGCTAGAACCACAAAGGTTACAGGACCCTCTTGGAACCGTGGAGTTACTGCAGGCATTTCACATCACCTCCTTCTATTGCTTGGCCCAGGCATCGAGAAGCGCTGCTTCGCGGTCGGCCTCGGAGTCTGAATCCGAGAACCCTTGACCACGCTCAGTCGCCATCTCGATGAAGCCTGTGGTCTCTTCGAGGATGTCTCGAAGCACCTTGGCCACGTCGATGGTATCTCCACCATGGTTGCTCAAGTCAATGACAGGAGCCTTAGGCAGCTCGAGAACTGGCTTCGCGAGCATGACCAACGTGGGCGGAACGCCCTTGTCAATCCACACTCGCGCCTCGTTGGCAAATTCTTGCTTCGCCAACTTGAGTTCCAACTCTTCGATCCGACTTAGGTTCGGGTCTACTTCTGGTTGATTCGGCACCAAATCCATGAGGATTTCCTCCTCAGTCGGTGAGTTCGACAAGTCCGGAGCACCTGGAACCGTATTTGGTTCCGGGTACGTCGGTGGATCGGTGTCGCTATTGGACGGAGTCTCAACAGGTGGGGCTTCGTCCTTCGTCTGTGACATTTGCACCTCCTCGGTTGTCATATCGACTGTGTCGCCGACCTCCTCGGAGAGCGACACCTCTTGCCAGGACGTCATACCCGTTACTCTTGGGTCTAACGTACCCAACACATGTTGAATCGCACGGGGAAACTTCGCCCCGTCCGCTCGATCTAGTCCTTCGATGATGCGTGCAGAGACCCCCAAGCGAGGGTTCTTTCGCACCAAGTCCGCAGCCTCGTCGGTTAGGTCGAGGAGTACATCGAGGCCCTTATCGGTAACCTCCATGCCCTTTACCTCACCTCTGAATCGCTCAGGGTCCATCGTATGGCTGTTGTCGTCTTTGGCCAACAGAAACGCTACCTGATCGAATGCCTTTCCTCGGAACGAAGAGGCCAAGTCCGACAAGTACCGATCGTCGAAGCTGATCTTACGTCCCTTGTAGTTGATGGTACCCCGCGGAAGTAGTTGCTTTCTCCACAGGGTGCTCGACAACTCTACTGCTTCTCGCCGGTCTAGCGGCGCCAGTAGTGCAACTTCGCCGGGCATATCATACCTCCTTCAGCTTGTCGTTCCGTCTGCGTTCCAGTTGTCTGGAATCAAATCTGCCCAGCCATTCTTCCGGCAGACGCTCATGATGTGACGTCGAATTGCGGTCTTATCGCCTTTAGCCAACTGCACCATCTTTACTGCCCGACTCGCCAGGGTCCTATTGGTAAGCGGGAACCTAGCACGACCTGGCGAGCCGGACGGATGGGGCAACGCAGCTCCCTGTTTCAGCGCCGCTTTACGCGTAGCAGCTGTCGGACTCGGTACTACAGCCAAGTCCACCACGTTACCCCATTCGTCAAATCTCCACGAGAGCGACTTTGATGCAGACTGTGCGTGCGCCTGTACCTTCTTTGCTTCCCACTCGGCTATTGCCTTCTTAGCTGCGGCTTGAACATCTGGGTGAATCTTACCCGGATGCTTGGGGTCACCTACCATCGTCTCGCCTCCTACTGGTATACCCGCTGCCCACTTCTTGACGATTCCAACCGCCATCTGAATCGCTTGCGAAACATTCTTCGCTGTGCCTGCGTTCAGTAGATCGTGTGCCACGTGTTGAATGTACGCAGGCAACATCATTCCCTTGACATGCCAAAGACCAGGCCCTGAAGGCTTACCGAACGGCTCAGGAACTGTAGATGCTGCTGCCGTCTGTGCAGTCAGGTCAAGCATTAGTCGACGCCCCTGCTTGAGGTTGCTGAGTCTGCTGCTGAGGTATATTACCCATCGCTTGCTGAGCCTGCGTTGCGACTTGTGCAGCAACATCTGTTGCTGCTCCGAGCTGCTGCTGTTGCTCCATCGGCTGAAAGCCCTTGAACGCCTCCTCAATCACGTCCGTATTTATACCAAGTTCGTCAGCAACCAACAGCGTCAACTGTTCAACGAACTCAATTGGTACGTTCATCGATTGGGACTGAGCGATCGTCGACAGCAAGGTAAACGCCTGCTGAACATCCTGCTCCTCCAAAGGGCCAACGGCGAACTGAGGAATCTGAACAGCCTTACCCTTATTCCAACGAACTAGGTCTGTAATTAGGCCTTGAGTGACTGTTGTCGATAGTTCTGTACTGTAGGCCTTCAGCATCGTCATGAAGAAGGCAATTTGTGATTGTGAGAGGCCATATGACCCACGAGTTCCAGTGCCCATGCCGGCTCCCGTACCCATAGCGCGGCCAGCCAAATCCGTGAACCCGGCGAGAAGTGACAGAGCCGAATCACTATCTAGGTAGGCAATAGCTGCCTGGAACTCGTGGGAACCCGCGCTACCAGGCGCCAGAGGAATGATTTCAGTAACCCATTCCTTTGGGAGGCCTGCAACACCTGCGTTCTTCAAGGCGGCGATCGTTTGAGCCGCCTTCTTAGCGGCACTGTCACCATTAGCAAGCACGATTGTACGCGGTAGCGACATCGTCTCGCAGTAGGTATACCACAAGAACTTGAGCTTCTCCTTGATCCTGTAGTTATGATACGGAATCTGTAGGTCCGAAATGCCCTTAACCGGATTACGATGTTGTCCGTGTATGTAAACAAGAGCGTACGGAACAGTAATAGCCACTTGCAAAGGTTGTCCTAGGACCCACTGCGTGAAGCCCATTAGGTCGCCGGTTACCCTCTGACGCAGCATTGTACAAGTTTCTGCTGGTCGAAAGGCAACCTTATCGTACACGATCTGGTTACTTTCGTCCTGCTTGAACACCTTTTCGTGATACGAACGCCGAAAGGTGAACGCACTCGTCATCTGTGCGATGACAGTTTCCATCGGTGTTGACATACCTCCCGACGGCGTATCCTTACGTAATATCTCCTCGACCCATTGTGCTGTCTCATGATCGTCGTTGCCTTCGCCCGGTACAATATGCCAACCAGCGCCTATGATCGGCATCGACAACACCTGCTCTAGGGATTTTGCCTTGCCATCGTGGTCCAGCATCTCTTGCAACTGTCCTACGGTAGGCTCCCGGTAATCGTAGACTAGGCCTACGTTCTCCGGGAGCCCTGGTTGGAAAGCGAAGAGGAGGTCTCCTGCAAGATAGTCGAAGACTGTACCCTTCTCTACATCCATCTCAGGCTTGGCCTCAGGATCGATAGCAGGTACAGTAGTCGAAGGTGTCGGAAGATTCGGGGTAAAACTCACCTGTATTCCTCCACATACTCAGACTCGCCACCATATTCAGTAACGTAAGCCTCCCCTGAGTCAACGCCGTGGAACCAAAGAGACATGACAACTGCGTCGGCCGTGTCGGGCGACCGGCGTAACCGCTTCTTGGTAACTTCCTTTGGTTCCACGGCGATCTTTGCACCCGCGCCAACACGCCAACGCGGCGCGATCAGGTCCCCGATCAGCTGATCGTCGGGCGGCAGACACAGCTTGGTGGCTGGATCAGAGGGGTCCAGCATTTCCCGAAGGTTCCACCAAGCTGCGCTGCGCGTGTTGGGGAAGGAGAACTCTCCATGCGCGTCCATCATAGCGGTCTTGGCCGCTGAGTTGAACGACAGTACCTCCTTGTCCTCCTCCCGCAACCGGTCGACGACGCCGGCGCCGATGCCGACAACGTCAACGATCGCGAGGGTAGATCCGTAATTATCCATTCTTCTTGCAAGACGAAGAGCGGTTGTCTGGGTGTCTTGCTGTCCGACTCGGTCAACCGAGAGTACAACATGGCCAACACGTTCACAGACAGCTGTCTCATCGTCCCCGAAACGAGCGACGTCACATGCAAAAACGCGGGCACCGAGAAGCTCTTCCACAGGGAGACCTGACTCTTTGAATGCATACCACCTCTCCACGGCTTGTTGTACCCAAGTGAGAGGAATCACGCCATTTGAGTGGGAATCCTGCGGGAAACGAGCCCTAACACGCGATTCCCATAGAGGTGTCGTCTGCCAAGCACCATCAGAGTCCCGGTAAACACCCCAGTCGAGCATGCGCTCTGCAACCCAAAGAGGCGAAAGAAGCAACTGTGACAGGTCGAACGGAACCTTTTCAGTGGAGAACCCGAGCTGATTCTCTACCATATACCTGTGCAAATCGCCTGTTTGGTTGGGTATATTGGAGACAACCTTGACCTCATCCTCGGAAAAGTTCGGTGCCTGTAGGCCATCTAGGACAACAACATTCCAGCCCGAGCCCGGTAGACACATGCGTGCGAACTCACTATTCGCGTCATCTGGGTTGCCGATAGCCAGTACACGCGCATTTTCGTTGGTTGCCAGGGCATCCACCGCCGTCCAAAGCTGCTCAGGGATCCCAGCAGCTTCATCGACCAAGATCAGAGGATAACGGCAGTGGATGCCCTGGAAACCCGCTTCGTCATAGTCGGCTGGCTTACGTCCATAGCCTACGAGTTCTTTACCAATCTTCCACTCTGGGATACGTCCCATGTTGATTTGGCCTTGAAGGCCTAGCTTACGATGCAACTTCTCGATCTCACGCCATAGAACAGCGGACACTTGTGCGCTGGTGGGTGCAGTGGATACGACGAACGCCTCTCCAAGCTCATGCTCTTCGATCCACTGACACCCAACAGCGGCTGCAAGGAACGACTTACCAAGGTCGTGAGCGGAGGGCACGACGGTATATCTGTTCCTTTTGATACTGGCGAGCACGCGTTGCTGCCCGCGCGTAAGGTGAATCTTGTTCTTACGGAACCACTCCTGTGGGTCTTTAGGCGGTCCGAACCACTCGTTTGCGACAGAATGAATGAGTTGTGACGCCTCATTAGGCCGTTTAGGAGGATAGAAGGTAGTCACCAGCTCATCACGATCACCCAGCCATCGCCGCCTTTGCCGCCTGCACCACTCTGCACACTCGTGCCTTGCGCAGCTCCTCCGCCACCTCCGCCAGCACCGTGGAAACCATTGCCGCCATTACCACCAGGACCATTGACGTTTGATGCTCCTCCACCACCACCTGCTGCTGGAGGATTACTCCAAGAAGGCATATTAGTAAGTGGATAAGGAGAATCTCCCCCATTACCACCAGGAGCTACACCAGCAGCGGATGACCAGTTTGTTGCACCCCACACTAACCCGGGATGTGAGCAGTTGCCACCGTTAAAAGTTGCCCCTACCGCAGACACACCACCACCACCAGCGCCACCAGCAGCAATAGCATTATTGAAATAAGGGAGGCTTACTCCAACCACACCGTTACCGCCAGCACCTCCGGTAGTACCGCCGTATAAGCCGCCTACAGCCTGACCAGGTGTACTAAAGCCTGATCCTCCCTGGTTTGTTGACCCACGAATCATATTGGTACTAGCATTTAGTAGGGAGGCTGTTCCTGTTGCGCCATTATTAATAGCACCCGACGAAGCTACACCACCGGCTCCGCCTGCACCAACGGTTACGCTTAATGTAGCCGGAAGTTCAGTCGCGAGTATAGTCCAATCACTTAATGAACTACCAGCACCGCCAGCGCCACCAGCACCTATGACACCTGCTGCTACTGCCTGCCCACTAGCGCCACCACCACCACCACTCAAGACTAGAAACCGTACAAACGTAACATTCGCCGGCTTCGTCCAGGTGTATACACCTGGAACTGTCCACTTCTGAACATTAACTACTCCCGGAGGACCTTGAGGACCAGTAGGACCCATTGGACCGAGCAACGACGTCGTCGCGACGATAACCGGATTGACTGTGGCGAGGACTTGGACGTTAGTCATCACGCACTCCTATGGATGCCGATACCGCAGTCAATACCACTTGGTCCGCCCGGAGTGAACGCTGTGGGCAGCGCACCAGATATGCCATTAACATAC